GACCCGTGCGATCACCGGACGGACTTCCTGTAGCAATACCACCGCCTGCGGCGTACATACCCGGACGGACGCGACCACCATTTGCCATCTGCTGAACTGGACCGCTAGACTGACCACCCATCTGCTGCTGGACTGCAGCACCTGCGAGTAGAAGCGCCATAACAATGCTTTGATCGTACTGCTGCGGCAATTCATCTTCGTCAGCAAGGCCACGTTGAATAGCCAGTGCTCTTAGTCGCGGATACAACTCTGGGTTCTGTGCCGCTGCCTTAGCTAACTGAACAGCGGTGTTAAGTTGTTCAAGTGTAAGCTGTCCAGACTGAACAGCCTGCATAAGCGTCTGCTGAATCTTCTGAATAACCTCAGGATTCTGAGACATAAGCCGTTGAATTTCACCTTCCATATCAGCAGAACTGATTGGGGTGGCAGGAGCTGAGGGCATCTGCGGCATTGGCTGTGGGCTAGGAGGAGCCATACCGGCAGGAGGAGCCATACTACCAGCGGGAGGAACCATACCGCCATCCGCATAGGTAGGCTGCATACGGAAATCCAAGACCGGATAGTTCGGGTTGCTAGCGACAGTACCAGTCGGCTGTGTCTGCAAAGCCTGCATATTAATTGCCATCGGTGCGCCAGCGCCGGGCTGCTGAACAGCAGGTAGAGTCATCATCGGGGCAGCAGAAGCGGGAGCCATCGGGGCAGGAGCAGCAGGAGCGCGACCAAACATACTTGCAAGCGCAGGAGGCAATGCAGTGTTAGCTGTAGACGGTGCAGAAGATGAAAACCCCTGCGATCTCATACCACCATAGAAACTCATATCTATCTCCTAGTTTTGTAATTGCCCGATTAAGACGTTCAGCACCGCTTTGATATATGCAACGTCACCAATAAGCGTATTCACGTCAGTTAGCAACTTTCCATAGTCCTCTAAAGACGGTACATCACTCCCCGATATTGTAAAGCCTGAACCTTGTGCGCTTGTCTGTTGGATAGACAGTTCACCTATCGGCTGTACAGTAACCTGCCCGCTAATAACAGCTTCAAATCCGGTAACACCGCGCTGTCCAGTAAGCAATTCAACATTCTGCTTCACCCCATTGAGGAACTGAAACTGCCATTCCGGTACACCGACCTGCGGCACTGGTGGTAAAGCTGCGTAAGTCATGTCGTCCTCAAGCCAAACGGTGTCTCACCAACGTGAATTGCCCTGATACGCGCAGAACCGGTCACAGCAAACTCGAATGTATCTGACCGATATCCCGGTGGCAGGCGGAATATGTCGGAGTTAGACACAGTGACATTGCAGACAAGCTGCTTATTAGCCCACAACCTGAAGGACACAGGGTACGATCCCGTTACTTCTTTAAGAGCAGTCGTATTTATCGGTGTGTTAGCCGTTATGTTTTGAGCATAGGCAGCAGTAATATCGGGTGTAAAGAATGGATCACCGTTTACCTGCATAGTGTTAAGAGCACCTGAGGTTGTTAGGGTGGCGCTTGTTGGACCATTCAATGTACCGAGTTCCGTAACCAGTGCGAACAGAGCCGTGTTAATGGTCGGGACCAATAGATTATTAGCAACGATAATTTCAGTATCTTCACTTGGCGTTGAGTAGTCGCCAACAACACGCGCAGCACCGAGGTTTATATAGTCCTTGGTGACGATCACCTTAGACTTCCACTCAAGTGGCTGGAGTTCTGTGCCTAGTTTATCCCATTCAGACAACGTGCCGGACTCGTCTGAGATGTAGTAGAACCTGTTGTACTTACTATCATAATAGGCAGTGGAAAACTCTATCGGGGTATCGATAAAAAACCCACCGACCTTATCCTCGCGTTCAAAGATAAATGATCCGGCGGAATGGGATGCAAAGTACTTACCCGCATAGAACGACGCAGTTATGGTAGTAGAATCTAACTCACTACCCCATGCTTCCCAATCATAAACAAGTTTAGTTACGATATCGATACCGGCGGACGGGTTGTAGATGCCAAGTCCGCCATAGGTAGGGAACACAACGCCATACCCTACGTTTACAACTCCACGCTTAGATGTGCATGGGAACGGAGCATCAATACGCGCAGACGCCATGTTAGCTGGTGTACTACCACTGACAAGATATGGATAGTTGTCTGTCAGGACGATAATAGACCCGGCTATGGGGGATATGGCAACAATAGGCGAATCAAAGATAAGACGGTATTTAATAGGCCAAGCCCAAGGTTTCCCGGGTTCAGAGAAGCACAACTCGTTACCGACAAAGCCAGCTAGGATATTGTTCTGGGCAGTAATAAGCCCCTTCATATCTGCGTCTGGGGCGTCGTAGTACAAAGATGATAACAGGGTTGTCAGGCCATTCACATCGTAATCATCTGTGAACGAGGAACCTTCATAGTATCTGGAATCGGTAGTCTCTGGTTCCGAAACATCCCAGTAAAGAGTACCTGCGGTACAAGCTGTGGTAGCTTTAGTTGATCCAGCAGCGATATAGGTAAACGTATACTCATCCACTACAGACTGCACGGTTACATCAGTTACATCAAAAGTTGCGTCAGCACCCGTACTAAAAGTAGTCCCGGATATCTTGATCTTGTCGCCAACGAGAAGGTTGTGATGTTCGGATACCTTCATCGTTACAGTGTTGGATGTACGTGATGCCTGTACCAAACTAAGCGGGAACCAGACTGTCCTCACACGGAAGTAATCTGTGCCTGAACTAGAGGTGATAGTGCGATACAACCTGAACCCAGTTATGAAATTGTCACCGGCAGGGGCTGCTGTTGGTAGGTTAGTTACAGTTATAGTCTGCCCTTCTTTCACATACAGCGTCTCGGACAGATCACTAGGTACAGATTCTTCACCCCAAGGCGTTACCCACGTATAGATATAGTTACGTGTGTTTGTATTACCGGCGAGGTTTGCAGTTCCGTCTGATTCAGAAGTCGTCCCTACTGCCGTGCCGACGCTGTAGTATGTAAAGGTGGTATCATCTATAACAGTAACTTGGGCATTTGTTATATTGAACAACTTACCAACGGCGGATGTAAACCCTGCTATGGTAACTTTCTGCCCAGTATTTAGATCATGGTTACCGGAAGTGACGATTGTAGCAGTATTACCGGAGTCTCTAGCATACGACACAATAGTCTGTGAGCTATAAGATGTAGCCGTTGTCACTGGTATCGTAGTCGGTAGTGGGAGTCCAAGATCATAGTACGCCGCTGGATATACGCCGCTACCATCGACAGCCAGTGCGTAGTTTGTTACCTTCGGAACTCCGTCACCGGTATAATAGATTCGCTGTTCTTCGTCATTTAGGGTGGTTGTGATAGCAACATCAACATCAGTAGTCCACGACAGCCAACGGTTAATCGTAGGGTCACTCGTATCCCGCATAGGGTAAATAGTTTTGATATTGCCGTTCCTATTAACGCTACCTACGACTGTTGGTATGCGATACGGAATCAAGTCACCGGAGGATACTTTAGCATTGGACGCAATTTGAGCAGCAGCATCTGGTAGCAACTCAGGACTAATCCTAGGTGCTTTCCCTAAAAACTTACTGACTTTAAATGCTGTCACTTTACTACCCCGTAAACTTAGTGTAGGCGGCTGCTAGCTTAACATCATATTGGTTCTTTGCATAGCCGGGACCATTATAACCTTTAGCAAATCCCGCCCAATCCAGTGCTTGCATTTTTGGTAGAAGACCAGATGTTTTGATGAATCCCGCCATATGACGCAACTGGCTTACCTCAGCATCCATAGCTTGCTTAACCATTTGATCGACTGAAGCGCATCCTACCATCTTAAAGTTAGAACCCATGACTTGGCCTAACCCCCAAGATGTTGACAGGAGTGCTGCGTCCGCGTCGATATCATAAGCCGCAGCAATCTCCGCATACACAGCGTCTGACCCCTTTGGGTATGGCTTCTCCCCCCACTTAGGGTATGCAAGTCCCATAGCGACGGCCTGATCCAACTCAACAGGTTTTGCCTTGAGGTGCTTGAAGAAGTGATGGCGCTCAAACAAAGCTTTAGGACGCCCAGCTTTGTCAAACCCAGAACCGGCAGACTCCACAGAGAGGACAGCACGAAGAGCGGCCTCCTCAACACCGATCTCTGCTGCTACGGTAGCGACATCTTCTGGCTGCATAGGTAGTGCAGCGCCCTTAAAACCATCCATCGTCATTCCTTTGGTGTCGAGTTATAAATCATCTGGTCTTTCTTCTGAGAGCCGGACGAAGAGCCGAAGTAGAAAGCAATGATGCCGCCCCAAGCTGTTTGTAGTGCGCCGAGGAGTAGCAGCAATGCCTCATTCCCTGTTGTCGGTAGTCCATAGATCAGTATGTAAATCATAATAGAGAAAAATCCAACTGTAACTCCGATAGCCAAAGCCCGTGGAATCCAGTCTTTTGTTTCTTTCTGCATATCGCGGGCAGAAGCACGATCATCAGCAGCGATGCGTTCTAAATCAATGTCGAGGCTTTTCATTCTGACTTTGAAATCGGCGTCAATTTTCTTGACTACCGAAAGCTGCTCAGGGGAAGCCGATGATAGAGCCGCAGAGAGTTCTTCCGCAGTTCCATTTTCATTACCCAGCAACGCTTGAGATAAAGCCTTCACACCCATACCAGCAAGCGGACCGCCGAGCGCGGTAGCAATACTAGGTGCAATAGAGCCGAGTAGCGGCCCGAATGTTTTAAGTAGGTCCATCTTTACCTCCGGTTGATTTGGAACCAAGCATGATTCCAGATAGTGTTCCTGTCAGGAATGTTGCGATTGGGGCGATTAACTTGAAAAATTCTTGGTCGTTTGGAGCCTGCCCATCAATCGGCTGTACAACAAATATCAGGCTGTAGAGCACTGCAAAGACGGTTCCAGTTAAGGTCAAGCACAGGCTGATGCCAATGACGAACTGGAGAAGGGCGTGGAGTTCATCCTCTTTAATTCTCATCTTGCCACCGATCCGCATGGATTTCGTTTTAACGTATCAGCAGTACACGTTCCAGATGCGGTGCAGATAGGTGGATTGCACTCGGCACTGTCCCAGTTAGCAGGGTCTTGACACGGGTATCGGTAGCGGTCTTCGCACCCTGCCAAAGCAATTAGCGTGATGATAAGAAAGTATTTCATTTTTGGGTAAACACCACCATCCCGATACCGACACATACAGAGAACAATATAACTGCACCGATTAACCAAAGACCCATAATCAAGTCTTTGCGGTTTTCCTCAGCTTCTTTCATTGCTGCTGCGGCTTGACGAGCCGCCTCTTTCCTCATTTCGGTAACCTCTTTTTGGATAGAGGTCCACGCAGCGATGCCATATGCACCTACAAATAAGTTGCGGGTATCCAACTGAAGCTGCTGTGCTTTAGCCTTAAGCGTATATAACTTTATGGCTTCGGCTTCATACTCAGCTTGAGATTGGAATAGTTTTTTCTTTCGCTTACCTGATGTAAGTTGAGTGATCTGGGCGATACGCCCAAATAAACTACCAACCTTTTCGGCAACATCCAACATCTCATGGCCGGAATCTACAGCACCTTTAATGCCGTTATACAACGCCGTAGCTCCAGCAATGAGAGTGAATGGGTCCATATCACATCTTCTTCTTCATCTTTGGCTTAACCATGCCGCCTTTTTTCATACCGTATTCCATCTTCTCTTTCATAGGCGTCTCTTTGCCTTCATGCTTTTTCATCATACCTTTAGATGAGTACTTCTCTTTACCGCCGTATTCCATGATCATCTTAGCCATAGTTCAAACCCCTTTCATAATTATAGTAGCGAGTATGCCAGCCATACCTAGGATCAATGCTGCGGCTGCGTTAAGCATGATCTTCTCTAACCTATCCACACGCGTTATAAACGTATTGTAACGTTCTGCACAGACCGCTTCATGTGTAAGGAGCTGCTTTTCAATTTCTGCTGAGGTAGCCACCATCATCTCCTTATACATAGACTGTAACAATTACACGACCGTTGCCGCCAGCGCCGCCGTTGCCAAGTTCTGAACCTCCCCCGCCACCGGCAGGAGTTGTCCCGTTGGAACCAGTACCTGAATCTGTAGCGCCGTCCCCGCCGCTTCCGCCGTATAGACTAGTACCGCGAACAGAACCGTTGTTGGCTTGTGAACCGTTGTACCCTCCGCCGCCTCCGCCGCCACCAAAAACAGCAAAGCCGCCTGTACTTTCAGTACCGGATACAGCACCGCCATTTCCGCCGCCTCCGCCTCCGCCTCCAAATACGCTACGGGCATCATTGCCAAAGCCCCAAGGAATATTACCGACTGCGGCTGCGGCTGTTGCTGGGAAGTCTGTATATGCTGTGTTGAGAACACCGCGTTGAGTAGAAGTAGCCACAGCACTTCCTGAACTATTAAACGCCCCATGCCCTCCGCCAATAGCACCGCCAGCTCCGGGAGAAGTTGAAGTCCCGCTAACTCCGGCAGACATCTCTCCGCCGCCTCCGCCTCCGCCGCCTCCAACAGCACCGCCTCCGCCGCCCCCAGCGTAAGCGGTTACGTAAGCACCGAATGTAGTATTCTCTCCGGCGGTTCCGGCTGTATTAGATGCTGCTGAACCCGCTCCGCCTCCTCCTACAACGACAGATACAGTTGATGTCACGTCAGCCAAACTCATCCAGCGTTCAAGATACCCACCACCGCCACCGCCGCTTCCGCCTCCACCTGAAGCTGCTCTACCTCCGCCGCCACCGCCGCCCCAGCATTGGATACGTATAAGAGACCCGGCACTTGTGGGTTTAGTCCAAGTCTGGGTAGCGCCTGAAGTTGTGAACGCAAAAGTATCTGTCTGGACGATACCGTTTGTCTCGGTGAGTGCTGTGATTCTACCTTTAGAATTTATAGTGGCTGTGAGGAACTTACCTAAACCACCGACTGGACCGATTGCACTAACGATATTATCCAGCTTACCATTTGTTACAGACAGGTCTGTATAGTCCGCAGTGATAAGAAGCCGGTTTGGTAGTTCGTTAAATAGTGCAGCCACTGGGCGGAGTTCTACTCTGTCACCTGCAGTAAACGTAGTTGCTGTCGTACCATCTTGACTACGAACGATTGTGAATACGTCAGTCGATCTATCAGTAACTTTTACAATCTCGGTAACGCCGCTGGACTTGATAAGAGTAACATAAAAGTAATTACCGGAAGCAACAGACGCAGATGGAAACCTAGCTCCATGACCAGAAGCCACGGTCATGGTTGTGGCTACAGAGGTTAACGCGCTGAAGAGCGTACTAAAAGCATTATTGGCTACTTGGACGCCCATTAGATCACTCCGGCTTTGGGTACTTAGCTTTTACGGTAAGGCAGTCAGATATGTACTGGTTCATCTGACCCTGATCATTCTTAACAACGGCATCAAGATAGTCAAATATTGGCGGGTACTCAGCAGCGCGTTTACGTGAGTATTCATTCCGGTCCCATGCAGCCTGAAGGCGATCAACTTCTGCTAGGAGCGCCGCTTCTTCAGGTTTATCAATCTGAATATCAAGCCAGACAAGACCGGAATAATCCGACCCGTGCAACCGCCAAGTTGCGTTGGGACAAAGAGACTGAATCGCATGAGTAATATCGTACCTCATTGCGTGATCTCCTGAATGATTAGATAGCTTGTGACAAGTTCATAGTCTGCCGCCCCAGCATTAGTATTGTTCACCGCACGATTTTGATAGAAAGTTCTAGCGGCTGTACCGGATGTTCTAAACCAAAACGTATAGGAGATTGCAGACGTTGTAGCAGGAGAGTCAACATATGCCATATACCTATGTTGAGGTGTGGAAGCAGCATTGGCGTCGTAAAAATCTGGCATCCAACCGGACCAGTAGTCAGAACTTGTAGAGTTAATACCTATTTTAGTCCCGTTTCGTTTTATATGGAAGGTATTACCGTCGCTAGTTTCACCTGATAACCCCCACCCTATGAGTACTTTACTAGTAGAAAATTTTGGGGTGAAACTAGAAGCAAAACTTGAAATCTCGGCTTCTCCGCCTGCCCCTGCGGCTGAATAGGTCGTAACGGCATCAACAAACAATGTCTGGGTTTGGATGATCATACCCGGTGCCACGATTGAACCTACTGTTGCTCCGGTTACAGAACCTAACCCCGTAGTAGTAATCTTATGTCCTGTCGGAACATTGATAACATTGGATGGCCCGCGCAGTTCAGGCACAATGAGAGTACCCGACATCGTATCGCCGGTTTTCTTAACGACTTCCTGAACCTGTGGAACTTGAGTAGTTATTGCTCCAGATGGGACAGCGAGTGCGCCAGTAAGAGTGCCTCCGCCTAAAGATAGCTTATCGTCAAACAATGCGGCAGTGGGACGTAGCTCAATTCGATCACCGGCAGTGTAGGCACTGGCTGCAGTCCCATCTTGACCACGGAGAATTGTAAAAACATCCGTAGCCCTAGCTGTTACTTTAACAACTTCATATTGATTGGAGCTATTGATAAGGGTGGCATAGAAGAAATTACCGCTTGAGATAGTTGGAAACCGAGCACCCTCTCCGCTAGCCACGGTAAGGCTAGTGGCCCCCGAAGCAATACTTGAGAGCAGCGTACTGAAAGCATTGTTCTTAACAAGTGCGATTCCCATAGTGATTCCTTATCACAGATAGACAGTAAGGCTAATAGTTTTTAGTTTGTTAAGTTCCATCAGATCACTCGTACATAATGTTGATAGTGCCAGCGTCAAAGGCTCCGGTAGAGGTTAGCGTTACTTGTGCCCGGTCAAGAACCCCAGAAGTAGTTTTTGAAGCCGCAACCATAAACGCCGCATCAGTAGTCCCAGAATCTCTAAAAAATGTGCCTTGAGCAACCCATAAATTGCCAGAGACATTGGTTATGATTAACGCACCGTTCAGGGTATCAGCAGCAGCGGAAATACTCCCAAGTATTATATATTGATCAGATGCAGCAGCGTTTGCGGCAGGGACGGTAGTAGTAACACCATACCCACCAACATAACCAGTTGCTTCAAAACTACCTGAACCAATTCTAACGCCTATGTTTGACGCTGTTGTAGTCAAACTAACACCACCAAGCATCACAGTAATACGCTTTACCCATGACGGTATGTCCGTAAAGTTAATGCTAGTACCTGACGTAGATGCCTGAGCCGTAGCAGAGGTAAGCCCCAGTATCGCGCCTGAGTTAATCGTAACGCTTGCGCTGCCATCAATTGTTACGGTCATGCCCAAGCTCCTACGGAAATGTTAGCGCCGGACGCGCCGATTGGGTAGATCAGGAAGTAACTATTCGCCATAGTGCTATACGCACCACCTGGGGCCGCAGAGAGCGTGTACTGAGGCGTAAACGTACCGCCGCCATTGATGCTGACAATGCCTTTAATGTTTGCAACCACTGTCGAAGCTGCCGAAGCTACCGCTGCTGTAAATGCTACATTAGCCGCAGAAGTAGATGCAACTTCTTCAAAGTTAGTGCTTCTAAGTGGTGGTGTGGCAGAAGTATCAATTCCAACCGCGTTCCATAATATATTATTGAGTGTTGCCGACCCACCATACCCAATGCCAAGAGTATGCGATGTAGCCCCTGCTGTTTTGTTAAAATAGTACATGGCCTCAAAAGCGTACACCGTTGAAGTAGACAACGTGACGCTAACGCCAAACACGCTCTGCACCGTGCTGACATTTGCGCCCGCAAGGTTAGATTCCAACCGAAAAAACTGAGCGCCGGGTATGACCCCGCGCTGCGTGCCTTGCGCCGTGTTGTAGAACGCCTTTCCATCGAACTCAACAGAGCCGATAGCGGGTGTCGTGCCAAGGAGAGTGTCTGCGGTGAGAACAATTGAACTCATGCCCATGTTCCTACGTTAATAAGCCCTGCGGAGCCAATTGGGTAGATTAAGAAATACGACCCTGCAAGGGTTGAATAAGGGCCAACGGACACTGATGTAGTGTATTGTGGGATAAACGTACCGCCAGCGTTAATGTTGACAGTGCCTCTTAATTGCATTGGCCAATTCCAATTAGCGGTTGCACTAGCATTGCCCATAGAAGCTGCTGCGGCTGTGTTTGAAAAAAATGTAAGCGGGCCACTGCCTGAACCTGATGTAAAAACACCGGAGAGAGCATTGTACACGCCGCCATATAAAATATTGTTAATTGTAGCTGCTCCAGCAAAACTAAGAGACAAACTATGCGCTGTTGCGGTAGCTGTTTTTGAAAAAACAACAACCATTTCAAACGCATAAACTGTGCTTGAGGACAGCGTTACACCAAGCGATGACCCATATATGCCTTGTGCGCTAGTTGATGCTGTCCCTACATAATCAGCATTTAACCGATAAAATTGCGAGTTGGGAATGACGCCCCTTTGTGCCCCCACTGGTGTGCCATAGATAACAGGAGAAGTGTATTCTAACGCCCCCGCTGTTGTTGTGCTGAGAGGATCAGAGGTGAGTACAATTTTAGACATCAGAGAACCACCCAACGTGAGCCAGACGAGATTGTAATCACTACGCCCGAGTTAATAGTTAAAGGGCCAACAGAGCTGGCGTTCTTAGTAGAAGCAATCGTGTACGAGGTCGTAATGGTCTTGTCGTTCAGAACAAACACAGCATCAGACCCACCGCCCGTAGCACCACTGGCGGGAGCATCTGCCCAAGACGGAGCCGCTGCCGCACCACCTGATGTGAGTATCTGACCGGACGTGCCGTAGTTTGCACCGCCAATGCCAATTTGCCCTGACGACCCAATGCGGAGACGTTCAGCAGCATTTGCAATGAACGCAAGAGTACCATTTGCTGGTCTTGTTATTGCCGCATCAACTGCTGGAGCGGATGCAGTATTACCCCCAAGATTAAAATATGTTGCACTAGCCGTTCCACCGACAGTTAACTCATGTGTGGGATTTGTCTCATTAATCCCGACATTGCCATTAAAATAGTTTGGCGCAGTCCCGACAGCGTAGAAGCCATACGTAGTGCCGCCGCCTGTGGCGGTGTTTACTGCTGAATAGAACCCGTAGGCAGTCTTACCCGCCGTTACTGCCGCAGTGTCAGACGCAATAAATCCGTAGTTATTTGTAGCACCAAGTAAACTATTTTCTGCAATAAACCCAAACTGGTTTAAAAATGTAGCAGTCCCAAATGAAGCCTGACTGGCCCTAAAGTGGTTCACATTACCCAAAGTACCCGATGCGGCAGTGGCACTTGTGCTGAAATAAAAGGCACCTAAAGTCACATCTGATTGGACTGCTGAGTCAGAAAAATATCCAAAGGCATTAGAGCCTCCGGTGAGAGTTTTTGATACTCGTAAATTTATGTTGGACAGCGACGCCGACCCGATCCCGACGCTGCCAGACGAGTTAAGAAACATACGTTCAGTTCCGCTCGTTCTAAACGAATGGTCTGTTGCATCGTATGCTGTGCTTACATAAGCAGTGCCGCTTCTGTTGTAACTTTGAATGTAAGTCCCAACACCGCCACCGGGATAATTTGTAAAAAATTCTAATCCTGCTGCACCAGCATTGGACACGGATAGTTTAGCTTGTGGCGAGGTCGTACCGATACCTACATTTCCACTTGCAACGATTGCAAAAGGACTAACGTCAGGATTCGTGCTATCCTCGACAACAAACGCATTTCCAGTTCCTGTCTGAGTAATGCGAACTAAGTCCGTTGTTGTTGAACCAGAAAAGACATTCGTCCCGCTAAAAGTCTGATCGTTGGTAAGTGAGGCTTTATCGTCAAATACTACTTTTATGACCCTGAGTTCTACCTTATCGCCAATCGCAAAGGCTCGCGCAGAAGTGCCGTCTTGTGCGCGGACAATCGTAAAAGTATCGGTAGCCTTGGCTGTTACCTTCACAATCTCGTTCTGATTCGAGGTATTTGTCAGCGTTACATAGAACACATCGCTGCCGGATATTGTCGGAAATAGCGTACCCGTCCCACTTGATACAGTAAGACTAGTGGCTACTGCTGTAAGAGTGCCAGCGAGATAACTGGTTGCGTTATTTGCGACTAAAATAGCCATGTTAACTCACTGCTATGGTCCACGTTATGGTCAAGGTATCGGCTGCGCCTTTGTTAATAACAGAGAACACCGTCCGACAAAGCATAGTACCGGCTGAAGCAGCGTTGAAGATACCAGCTTCTGTAAGAGCGCCTGTACCGACCCCTGCCCCAAATGTGCAGGCGTAAGCAACGGAACTTGTTGTTACAGTAGTACTTGTAAGGGCTGTGCGACTAGCCGATACAGCAGCAACCAGAGTTGTCTGAGCTAGACTGGCAGCAGTAGACGATGTGCCTACTTCCATATGAGTCATCGCCGTAGCAGTGGCGTCCTTCATACGTGAAGCAATATAGTTTAGCCCTACCTGAACAACAAGATTTTCTACTTCCCGTGTTTCTTTGACCGCTCCATCTGAACCAGTCAGCACAAGAGTAACTTTGCCTTCAGCTTTTACAAAATCTTTAGCCATAACAAACCTCTTAGTTCAAACTTGCGCTATTAAAGCTATACCCATTAAACGCATTAGAGTCCAGAGCGTTTAGTGTAAGGACAAACACCTCTGAAGTTGTCACCGGTTCGGAATCAACCTCTGCTGTGGCTGTGTTAAAGTCTACATTCTTAACTAGTGTCGAGGCAAATAGCTCAGACGTTACAGCGGAATCAGAAAGGATCGAACTAACAATCTTGACATCTGGGTCAGACGTTACCGCTGAATCGGAATACGCTGGTTTAGGATGACGTAGTACAATTTCCGATGTACTAGCAGTATCAAACAGAGCGAACGGATTAAACACGTCAGCTTTTATAAGGATGTATGAAAGCGAAACTATCGTCGGCTCATAGGTAGCAGCAACAGTAAAGTTATTACCCGCACTTATAGCTACATTTGCTATGATGCCGGAAGAATCAACAACGCTTACTGCTACCTTTATGTTGCTCATGCAAACTGCTCACGAACCCTAAAGCGAAGAAGATCGTATACAGTTTGAATCTCAGTGCCGAAGGTGACGCCTATCTCCCCCTCGTACATACCGGGATCAATCCCGACCAGTTCTCCGTTGCCGAAGTCAAAAGACACAATACCGTTGACAGCATCAGTCTTCGTGCATGGGATCGTAGACAATGTAGTCGTAGCACCAGCCAACCTGAATTTAACTGCCACTGATATGGAAGCGCCGGATACATCGATAGCAGCACCAGTCGTCTCATTCGTCAGAGTGAGATAAATCTGTGGAAGCGTATCGCCTTGAACTAGCTTGATAACATCTGACATGCTGACACCTATGCAAACGGACGCATTTGTACGCTAAGTGACGCCCTAGCAACACCTAGATTAGCCTTTGCCTTACGGCTAGCAGTTTTGTAGGAATACTGCTTGGCATGGTAGGTAGCAAGGTCTCTATCTGTCCATGACTTATTAGGCAGCACCAGCAAATGTTGCAATGCACCGTGCATGATAAGCTGCTCACACTCATCAAATGCTGTCTTATCCATACCTGTCGAGTCTGGCGTTGGCCTCAAAGCCAAGAACATCTTAATGTCGTAGGCAACGGATGAGTCTGGTACAGGCACGATAATAAAATGATCTGGGTCAAACTGCGAAATAAATCGTGGAGTAGACCGGACTGTAGCATCAGTAGAAGGCCAGTCTGGGTACACTCTGTGTATCTCATCCTGAGACATCGCTGATATCTTAGAACCGTTTACCGCTGCATGGATGACAGCTACAACCTCAGAATCAGTCGGAGCCTCGTACTCATACTCGTACACGCCGGGAGTGAGCCGAACAAGAGGCTGTTCGTAGCGCCATACGAGGGTTCTCTCACAGACCTCTATTGCCGCATCCCTGACATACTGCTGGATAGTAGGTCTAGGACACCCCGGAACACTAGGAGACAGCTTGCTTTCGAGGGAGATAAAGGTCCGTGTAGCCATTACACAACTTCCTTCTTAGTTAGTCCGGCTTCTTCTGTATCTGTAACTGATCTAGATTGGAAGGAAGTAGTTAGAGTCTGTATGAAAGACTGCTGGAAAAGTTGAGCACGATTAGAGTTGACATGTTCGTTATCGATAGACTCAGCAAGGAATAAAGTACCGTCTACCACAACTGGTAAATACGCATCTGGAAGAAGGGCCACAGTTGTAGATGACGCATAAGTCGGAGGTGTCTGGCAGTACTCACCGATGAGAATCTGCCCAGCAGGCGACTGAGGGTAGATAAAGAATCGATTAGGATTACGGGCATGGCGCATCCAGCTAATGCAGGCACTAGCTTCTTCTGTAACCCAATCGGGATATGTCTGATCCAGAATCTCTCTATTGGTCTCGCGTATACCGGGACCGTCTTTAATCCTGAAGATTTCCATGATCCTGATGGAATCAGACGGTGCTGACTGTAACGTCGCATTAGTTGTACAAGTGATCTCGCCGATATACGCAAACAAATCTGGGCGTATAAGAGCCATGCGCTTCAGAGTCTGATTGGCAAACCCTAGAAGTGTCGCATCCGAATACCGCTGAAGAGACGCTTCAGTGCTCGTATCTTGCAGCATCTTCCTAACTTCGGTGATCACATCTAGGAGTATCATATTTACAGCCCCCGACTAGCTTCGAGATTCAACTCTGTGTTTTCAACTGCAGGCTCTTCAGGAATATCCTCAGTCGATAAATCAATCTTGGCCTTACGACCTTTCTGGGCCTTAGGAATGAAACGCTCTGGAAACGCTTCTTCCTCAGTTACTTCCTCGCATGATGCGTTCTCTGCAAGGATTGGGTTCCAGTCGTAGATAAAGCCGTCGCGTGTATTACGTAGATAGCGAGTCATCTGTTAGTCCCTTTCACTTCGTCTTCCGCTTCACACCAGCCGAGCTAAGTGCAATAGCAATAGCCTGTTTCCGATTCTTTACCACGGGAGCTTTTTTAGGGCCAGCGGGATTAATACCGCCGTGAAGAGTACCAGTCTTAAATTCGTGCATAACCTTACGAACTTTGTTCTGCTGCTTCTTATCCATTTTGCTCACCTGAACTTAGCTGTTTTGGCTGCGATCTTAGTAGGTTGTCGTACAAACTGCTTGCCTTCTTTTGTACCTTTACGCTTCGCTGCAGTTGTAGCTGCATACTCTGCAGGAGATAACGCCTTAATTGCAGCCTCCGGCAGATACCTCTCGCCTGTCTTACTAGATGGCTTACCAGACTTGGTACGCCACTTTTGATCAGACCAATCCTTAAGTGATTTCTGAGGTGCTTTCATTTCTTCTTCATAACCTTAGGCGCAGAATGCGAAAGTCTCTTACTGGCTGACGTGTGTGACGCGCCAGTGTGTAGCTCACCGCCCATTTTATGGGTTGGGCCAACGTACTCTTTACCATTTGGAAGGTAATGTTTCTGCGATTTAGTCACGGTAACCTCCTCCAGCATCTTTATATCGTTTCGCAAGAAGTTGTGCCTTACGAGCCGACCACTGCCCAGCGGCAGTACCCTGTACTGCAACAGCCTTAATCTCATTGAATATGCGTTTACGCAGAGAAGGCTTGGTGTAGTTACCGGCCTCGTTTACTTTAGATTTTGGCACCTTAGCAGTTCCATGCTCTGAGAGACTTATTGATACGAGAGTTAGGATCGTTTGCTGTCTTAGCAGACGTTAGCTTTTTCTTCATGCCAGTCATCCTAGCACAGAAAGAATCTTTACGCGAGCCGCCCTCAGGCTGCGGAGGCTTTAACCCCGGCTTACCGGGATTAGCTGCATTGTAGGAGGCTCTACCCTTGGCATTGAGACCGCCACTAGGGTTCTTACCTTCTTTGCGCTGCCATGCGGGTGTCTTAGCCATATCAATCCTTCAACAGCGCAGTAATAGATGTTGCCCCACCAATGTCGCAGTAAACCCCGTTAGTAAACAGCATACCGTCTTCGGGGAGATTCCAAGTAATAACACCTTGTTTGGTGGTGTCTAACTCTAATTTTACAGGGCCGGTTGCAGACGTAGCATCGTACAGATTGATGTGGTCAAGCCCCCCACCGGCAGATGTATATAATATGCCTAGCAATCGAATCTTACCTGTATGAAGCTGTCCGTCCACATTTAAGTGGGTAGATGTCATGTCTCTAGCCATCATTATTCTCCTTACAGAAAAAGGGGGGCTTATGCCCCCCTATCTATATTAGTTGAGATCAGTGAGCATTGCAAACACGCGGACAACAGCGGCTGCAGGGACTGCAGTACCGATGGTCACGTCAATCGTATCAGCAGCCGCATAGACCTTACCGCCCGAGAGCGTTGGAGCGAATGCACCAGACGCAAGGACAGGAACGCCACCCGAAGTACCGGTAGCATTGACCGACGTAGCAGCAAGATAACCAGCGGCGGCAGAGCCGTCACCAATCGACAACGTGCTGGTAACACCGGCAGCAGTCGTTACAACCATGCCTACGTTAGACACAATCGAACCGGCTGGAATTGGAAGGATTTCCAAGACATCGGAGGCAGCGAGTGCTGTGAGACCGGCTGCTGCGCGAGCAGCAATGATCTTCGGGAAGTCGAGAGTGATTTCGACTCGGTGGGACTTATTGAGCGAATCCGCTGGATAAGCGGCTGAACCGGCGTTGAAGCCGACTGCGGTGGTATAAGTAGCCATTAGACTTACTCCGTAAAAGATGACAAGGGGAAAAGGGGGGTGTTACCCCCCTTCTAATTAGGCGACTGTTACAACGCCCTGAACCAAAGCCTCAGGCTTGACAACCTTGTAGCCATAGACCTGAAGACCACGGATAATATTGCCGAAGGTTGATTCAGAGCGAATGGTTTCCATGTTTGTCATCTGAGATGCGAACGTGAAGCCCATCTTGTGACCAGCGATGAGGCTGAACTTGCCAGATGAGACAGCCAAGTTATGGCTTGTGTAGAGCATAAAGCGGTCGATCATGCCGATACGACCATTACGCAATACCGACGTACTGTCGCCAGTGATCGAAGCATCCTTAAGGTCAGACTTCTTAATAAAGCCAGCCATCTTGGCTGGAATAATAAGAAAGCGATCCGACTCAGGAGCATTGGCTTCGTCAAGAACAACACCCATGTCAACGATGTAATCCAAAACATTGGACTTAGTAAGCGCAACAGGAGTACCTGTTGAACCAAGGTCGATATTGGCAGTGATACGACCGGCGGTGTTGCCTTTGTTAGTCGCAGCAATATCTGGGAGCAGGTCGGTGAGAACGCGGGTATCGATCTTGATCTTCATACGCTCGGAGGCGTCCTTCGACCAAGTATCCATCATAGCGATGTCAGCCTGAACCTTATCAACATCGTCTTCGATGCAGGCAAAGTACTCGCCTTTATCGATCATAAGCTGCAACTTGGCCTTCTCTGGACTCTGCACTGCAAGAGTCTGGCCCTTTACGTATGTCGAGATGGTGATCTCAGGGGTAGTACGGATGTTGACCGTATCACCGTACTGACGAATCTCACCCTCATAATCCGTATTGGAAATGGCTGCGAGGACTGTTGCATCGTAGAAATTCTGGATAAGTTTGCCCGACCAGATTTCGGGAATGAAGTTGCCCGAATACTGCGGACGACCTGCTGCGACTGAAAAAGCCATGAGCTTAACTCCTAGTTAACCGTTTACGACAATGCGTCCATCCCGCTGTGCAGCGAAGATGTCGCGTTCAATACGGTCGCGTTCGTCCTCTTTACCGCGATATACACCTTGACGGACTTTATTGAAAAAGTCGGTTATGTCAGCGGCGGTGTATGTCTTGGCGTTTTGAGTAACAGGGGCTGAACCGCCTTTAGAGCGACCCGGATTAACCTGCTTCTCAAGTTGAGAGGATACTGCAGACCGATTAGGTTGAGCATTAGCGTCGGCAAGAAACTTACCGGACGATTCAGAGTACGATTGGAAGAACGCTACCACACGGCTAACATCCAAGGAGTTCTGCGCTTGCTCCAAGTATGTCTGACGTGAAATTCCAGTCAAAGGATCAATAGACAACAACCAATTCTGAAAGCCAGAATCGTTATTGATCTGCTGCCAATTCGGTACGGAGTTAGACAAAGCTGTCCAGAACCTCTCTTCAGAACTCATGGCCTGCTGGTGGGCAACCCGTTGAACCTGAGGAAGTACTGAAGTATTCAAACTAGATGCAAGCTGATTAATGGTTGCTTCGATAGAAGCAATCTTAGCAGCCACAGGGTAGAGTTCTTCACGAGAAACCTTACGCATCACATCAATGGACTCACCGTAATCATTACGATCTGACTCAGAGACAAGGTTCTGATTAGCCATAATCGGAGTGGTATTGGATGGGACTGTTGATAACGAAGCGAGAAGCTGCTCCATCTGAGCAATTCTAGATTGGTACTCTTTATTGGTCTCCGTAACAGACTGTAGGCGATTGTTCTGGGCGTTATACATACCTTGCAGGGAACGCCACTGCTGCTCGTAATTTTCTGAACTCGGGCCATCTACGGTGCTACGCTCGTTCTTCTCCGTAGATTGGTCAACAGAACTAACTGAAGTGTCGGCGCTGTCAGACTGTGTACCAGCGTTGTCACCCGTCGAAGAGTTTTCGTCGGAGGCAGATGTGTCTGCTCCGCTATCCTCAGCGCCAAGTTGCTTGTACAATTCCTGTACTGCCTCACTCTGTTTGCGAATCTGTTCTGGTAGTGCCATTAGGTACGCTCCTATCCGGTGTGCGTGTTAACTAGTCGGCTTTTTAGCCGCTAGGTCAGGTGCTTCTTGTGCGAACTTTACAAGCTCGCCTAGGACTTGGCAACGCCCCTGTGAAATTGCCGAGTTTGCTAGCGCAAATGGTAGATTCTCAAGTTCATGGGTTCTCCACGCTTGAAGATAGGTCAGTACGTCTGGGTACTGCCTAACCATAAGCGCGAAAGCCTTGATAACCTGAGCATCTGGGCGAATCATCGATTAACCCCCACTGCTCTATTTGCTACTACGTTTGAATCCATACCGCCTTTTGGACTTCCATCGGGTTGGGTAGGTGTAGATTTTGGAGCCGATATACCGGCTTGTGGTTGTGGTGAACTGGCCTGAGCAATAGCTGCCTTGGCCTTCATCCGATCATTGTAAACCATCTTTTCAGATGACGGGACAATTTCGTCCATAGGCATCTGCAGGCTTCGAGAAACTTCTCTAATAATAGCAGCCCGCCCATCTTTACCGATGATTTCCATATCGACAGGGTTCGACGTAGCATTGAGAAACTCAAGTCTGCGAACATTCATTGTCTCCTTAGATGCGAGATTGATTGCACCGCGAGGCAGAATGATAACATCGCCCTTGATGCTTTCATCAGGATCATAACGCATATTGTAGATATACTGACGCTTGACTATCGGCTTAACTATGTCGGCGTCGATGTGCATAACGACTTGGCGGATGCCCTTACCGGCGCTGCCCATAAGCATAGACAGCCCAGATGATGTGCGACCAGCCCCCTGAACGTTAAGATCACCGTACAGATACGCAGGAATACCCGAGTGCTCGTCAGCCAACCGTGAGAACTTATCGTACACAGCAACAAGTGTTGTCGCATTATCGTCTGGTTGTGAAAACCGTACAGCAGGCGCACTTGACCCGACAGGATCATTCAATACCTGCCAAATCTTCCACGGGTGAATCTGGGTGATATCCTCGTTCGGAGGGAGACGATCTACGTTAACTTCAACCTGTGGACCAGACGAGATACCCATGTTGTTCACAAGAGCACGGGCTGCTGCGTTACAGACATTCTGGATATCTTCAATGATCTCAGGAATACCCTTGCCCCAGAACGCGCCGGGGCATTTGATAAACGAAGTCTTGGCGTATGGCTTCTCACCTAGTGGGTCATAGTTGAGCACAGCCTTGATGACATGGTTGCCCACTACCCACACATTGGCATCGTACTCTTTAGATTCATCTGGGACATCTTCTTCCGTGAGACCCCAATCCAACAGCATCTGCCCGCTTACCTTACCCCAGAACTCAAGGGCATCGAACATCTCGGTAGGGCGAAGTGTCGTATTGAACTTGTGCTCTTCCTGTTCCTTCTGAAACTCGAAGGATACATTAACCCAAGAAGAAGCGTTCCCATTCTCAAGAGCAGCCTTGATGGAGTTGTCGTCATACCCCGGAACACCGATGAGATCAGCCAAGTCCATACGGGTTAGGCGGTGATGCTCGAAGATATAGCCGTCATTCAGGTTAGACACACCCGGTTCTGGGAAGATTCTGAACGGGTCTACACGCTCATACTCAGGCGCAATGCGCTCTGTTGGAGCAGCAACCGTCTTACCGAACTCATCCTGAGTCCAACCTAGGACACGCTGTCTACGTACAACTGGCCCTTTGATAAACGCACAAGGGTAAGTAACAAGGTCAGTAATAAAATCGTTAAAGGCTTCAGACCAGCCACCTTCAGCGAACTGATCAGAAATTTTCAAATTCATCTTGTCCGCACGGGTCTGAGCCTCATGCAGAACACGGAACCTATAGTCCTGAGCTACCATCTCTTTTAGCTGGGAGACCTCATCACGAGTAGGAGCACGATCCTCGGACTTCAGTATCTCCATGACTGTATCAGCAAAGATAGACTCGATCTCTTTAGCCTGAACAGGAGATAACTCAGGGAGTGGCGTAGGCTTGATGTCCCAAGGGGGAGTACCTGTATCAAGCAGGATGTCGCGTAGCCAACTCTCAGCAGCCCTACACTTAACCTCAGTGATCATCATGTAGACTTCAGACCCACCCTGAGTTTGGATGGCTGTAAGTTTATCTGCCTCATACTCACCGTTACGCTGACGCATAGCCTTGAGCATTTTCAACTCAAGAGGCTGTTTCGCAATCTTGGCAGCATCCCAGCACTCGCGGAGATAAGACGATATACCAAGAATGAGGGGGTTGTTCTGGCGATCCTGAACTTCTTTGTTAATACGATCCTTCTCTTGCTTAACAAGTTCGGAATTACTAACAACTCTGAGAATCGAAAGTCCAGCCATTACGGTTAAGCCCCTTTACTTTTCAAACCGCGTTGCTTCACATACTCGTTAACTTTTTGAATTGGGGTCTTTGGGGTGAACAGAGGTATGTTACCCATCAGGGGTGTCATAGGTGCCTTACCTGTCGGGGGCATCTGACTAAAATAACCTACAGGTGGAAGGTTTAGTCTAGTCCCAAGCGGCTGTGACATTGCTGGAGTTGTAGGCCGAACTGGGGGCATAGGCACTTTATCAGTCCCGATGAAGCGTGTATTCGGTGGAAGCGGAACCATACCGCCGTCAGCGTAGCCCTTGCCCGCTTTACCCATGTTGGAGCTGTGCATCTTCGGGTTATCCGAGTTACACATATAAGATTTGGTGGGTGAACCGG